GGGACGTTCTGCTCAATGGTGCCCTTCCATCGCAGCGTGCCATGAAATCTCCGCTGCTTTCCTGTTGGAGTACCGCCGGCACCGAGGATTCCCACGCGATGCTGCAAATGCGGGAGGAAGGACTGCGAGCGATAGATGAGGGCAAGACCACGCGGCTCTACATGGCCGAATGGTCGGTGCCCCCGGGAATTGATCCGCTGGGCTCGCCGGAAGTGTGGCCGATGGCGAATCCGGCCCTGGGCTACACGCTCGAGCCCGAAATCCTGCAGGACGAATCCGAGCAGGTGGACAAGGCCGCATTCCTGCGGGCATCGCTGAACGTCTGGATCAGCAGCGCGACCAGCTGGCTTCCCCCTGGCACGTTCGCGGCCCTCAAAGTGGATTCCATTCCCGCCGGCGGCGTGCTGGCCGTTGATTCCTCCATAGACGAATCGCTGTATTGCGGCGTAAGGGCGCAGCGTAAGGATGATGACTCCATAGGTGTCACGGTGGAATTTTTGTCCGATTCGCTTGCCGGCGCGTGGGACGCGATCACCGAAGCGGCCAAGGAATGCGATGCCGTGGCGCTCACGCCCTCCCTGTTCGAGCTGGCCCCGCCGGCGCTGGACCGTAAGAAAGTGCAGGTTGGCTATGGAGAGCTCGCAACGCACACCGGCACAATCCGGCAACTGATCCTCGAGGGGCGGATCGTTCACACCGGCGAACAGATGCTGGCCGAGCATGTAGATCGCGCCGTGGGCGTCAAGACCCAAAGAGGCTATGCCCTCTCGTCACAAAAATCATCTGGCCCGATCACGCTCGCCCGGTGCCTGGTATTCGCTGCGGCGATGGTCGTGCGACCGCCGGCGCGATCGAAACCCGCTATTGCGTTTGGTTAGTACGCTATGGGGGCTCATGAGGCCCGTTTGGTTCCCCCGGCGGGCCTCATGGGTATCAATTCGTATCGTTTTCCCCCGTGCCTTGCATTACCTTAGCCCGTAAGGGACACTTCCCATATGGACCTCTTTGCCCGTAAGGTGAAGGCGGCACCTGCGATGGGATCAGCGCCCATCGCGGCGGCTAGTGGCGCTCCGCAGCCGGGAAACTTCCTTGGGTACAGCGTGGGTGCCTCAGAGGAAGCTGCGTTGAGCGTCCCGACCGTGGCACGAGCGATCTCCCTGCTCTCCACGGTCGCCGCCACCCTGAACCTCCGCACCTACACGCTGCAATGGACCGGGCAGCGATACGAGAAGCTATATGTTGAAGGCGAGGCGTGGATGACGCGCCCCGACCCTCGCACGACGCGCAATTTCATCATGGCCAAGACGGCCCGTGATCTTATTCTGTATGGGCGGGCCTTCTGGCTTGTCACCTCGCGCTACAGCACCGGATTTCCTGCCGCTTTTCAATGGCTCCCGGCGAATCTCTGCACCACGCCGGATAACGCGCCGCCGGAATGGTTTGGGCCTGCCGAGAAGGTGGATTTCAACGGCCTGCCGTTGGACGTTGGGAACCTAGTGCAATTCCATTCGGGCTCGCAGGGCATCATCTATCAGGGAGCCCGCGCCATCCAGATCGCGCTGCGGCTCGATCAGGCAGCGGAACGCTTTGCAAGTAACGAAATCGCCGCCGGCTACCTGCAGCAGAAGGGCGGCGAGCCCATGAGCGGTGAGGAATTGGCCGAAATGGCTGCCGCTTGGGCCGCGAATCGCCGGACGAACAGCATCGGCGCTCTCAATGAGCACGTCGCATTTGAGTCGTATGACGTTGATCCGTCAAAGCTGCAGCTGGTGGAGGGCCGGGAATACCAGACTAAGGAGCTCTCCCGGCTCATGGACATTCCCGCTTACCTGCTAGCGATAGATCAATCGGGCATGACGTACGCAAATGCCCAGCAGGCGCGGCAAGACCTGATCCTGTTCGGCGCTCGCCCGATCCTCCACGCAATGCAGGAACGGCTTTCGATGCCCGATGTCGTGGCGCGTGGAAAGCATGTGGAATTCGCCCTGGACGAATACCTGCAGGACTTCACCCCGACCGAAACGACGCCGGCACGAGCGCCGGAGGAAGTGGAAAATGATGCTCCGGTTTGAGGCCGACACGACGCTCATCACCGCGCAGGCAGCAGACGGCAATGAGCCGGCACGCATCGCCGGCGTGGCCGTCCCCTGGGACACCGTTGCCACCGTTTCCGGTGGTCAGCAGGTGAAGTTTGAGCGCGGCGCGTTCGACACCGGGCAGAAGCCCGCAAAGCTCATCGAGAATCACGACCTGACCCAATTGCGGGGGATCGTGGACACCCTGACCGATTCCCCCGATGGTCTGGAATTCGAGGCGACGCTTGCCGACACCAGGGCGAGCCGCGATGCCGTGGCTCTGCTCAAGGCCGGCGCATATGACTCCGTGAGCGTAGGCGCCCACCCCGTCAAGTTCACCACGGATGCGGAGGGCGTGATGAACGTCACCGAGGCGAAGCTCATCGAGCTCTCCTTGGTGGCCGTTCCCGCATATGAGGATGCCGTAATCACCGATATTGCGGCGACCGCCGAGGCCGAGCCCGAGGCGCAGCAGGACCCCGAGCAGGATACCGACAACACCGAGCAGGAGCATGAGGAAATGACCGACGCCGAGAAGGCCGAGCCCGTCGAGGCCGAGGCCACCATTCCGACGAATCCCATCATCTACGCGCAGAAGCCGGAGCTGCCGAGCGCCGTGGAATACATCGCCGCGCTTATCAAGGGCGGCCCCGAGCTGGAGCAGATGCAAAAGGCCGTTCGCGCCGCTGCGCCGGAGGTCGGCACCGCCGACACCGCCGGCATCCTTCCGACCCCGATCGTGGGGCCTGCGTACAACAATTATGTGGGCGTGCGCCCGGTGATTGACGCCGTGGGCGTGCGGGCGATGCCCGGGGGCGGCAAGGTGTTCATCCGTCCGAAGGTGACTACCCACACCAGCATGGCCGCGCAGGCAGCGGAATTCGACACGCTGCAGAGTGGAACCTTCGTCGTGGACGACATTCAGATCACGAAGGGCACTTACGGCGGCTACGTCAAGATCAGCGAACAGGACCTGGATTGGACCGATCCGGCCGTGCTCACCCTGATCCTCGACGATATGGCGCGGGTGTACGCGACCACGACCGAGAATGTGGCAGCGGATAACCTTGTCAGCGGCAGCACCAACACCCTGGCATTCGGCGCGGCAGCGACCGACCTGGACGACCCCGCGAAGTGGGCAACCTGGATCGGTGGCGCCGCCGAGGATGTGCTGGGCAACAGCGACGGCAACCTGCCGACTCACCTGTTCGTCAGCCCGAACATCTGGGGCTACCTGCTGGGTCTGGCCGACACGACCGGGCGCAGCCTGTTTCCGTCAGTCGGCCCGATGAACGCGAATGGGTCCCTCGGGGCCGGCCAGGTCAATGGCAACGCCTACGGCCTGCAGGTCGTGGTGAGCCGCTGGTTCGCCAGCAACACCCTGATCATGGGCGACCCGAGCGGCTACGAGATTTTCGAGCAGCAGAAGGGCGCGATCACCGTGGACAACCCCACGGAGCTCTCCCGGACGCTGGCATGGCGCGGCTACTTCGCAACGTCCATGATGGACGCCGGCAAGTTCGTCAAGGCAACGTTCACCTGACCCCCCGATCCTGACTGACTGACCATGCCGACGTTCACCGTCACTCATAAGCAGCTGGCCGACGATTATCTCGTCGTGACCACGCTGGAGGACACCGATATCGGCATCGGTCAGTCAGTCACGCTCGGAAACATGGGCGCCAGCATCAACGGCACCTATGTCGTGCAGGCCGTCCCCATCCATCGTTTCGTGGGCGTGGATGAGTGGGGCGATTTCGTCTATGACGACACCGAGATCATTCTGAATCAGCTGCTCATGCCGCTGGTGCTGGACGATTTTGACCGTCAGCCGGTGGACCCGCAGGGCACTCTCACCATCACCCTTTCCTGCACATGGATTACGAATCAGATGGTGATTGACTGGCTGGGCATCGCATCAGCGACGGCGAATGACACCGCCTTTATCACCAAGTGCGTCAGCGCCGCGAATGCCTATGCGTACCGCCGGCGTCGTGAAGCAGGCTATTTCGACAGCCTGGGGACGGTTCCTGGTGGCGATGTTGAGCTGGGCACGATCATGTACGCCGGCGCCCTCTACCGGGAGCGCGGATCGGTGGATTCGTTTGCCTCATTCGAGCAGATGGGACCGCCGATTCCCTACGGGGCTCACGGGCAGATCAATCGTCTGCTCGGCATCAACAGGGCGCAGGTTGCATGAGCGCCACGGGCATCTTTGCCGAGGCGCGTTCGTCGCTCGTTACGTCCCTGCAGGCTTTGGGCCTGACAGTCGTCACGGACATTCGTAACGCACGCCCAATTTCCGTGCTGGTGGACCCACCTACGTTCACCTGCTTTAACAGCAACATCGCCGAGATCGAAATCGGGGTGAAAGTGCTGGCAGCACCGCCGGGGAACCTCGATTCCCTGGACTACCTCATCACGACCGCCGACACCATCATGGATTCGGAAATCAGCCTGATCCGTGGCATCCCGGGCGTGATGAATGTGGGTGGGCAAGAAGTTCCTACCTATGACCTGACCGTTCGCGTTTCTACTCAAAGGAGCTAAGCCGTTATGGCCGCGACAACCTATCTCTCACAGCCGGCCAGCATCACCGTTGGCGGCGTGGAGCTCGCAGATCAATGTTCCGCAATCACCCTCACGCTCGGGCAGGCGTCGCTCGATGCGACCGCGTTTGGCGATGGTGGCTCGCGCATGGCCGGCGGTCTGCAGACCGTGGACGGCACGATGACGCTTTATGTGGATTACGGCGCATCAGCCGTCGAGACGACGATCCATGGCGAAGTTGGCCAGGGCGACACGACCATCGTGGTCAAGAAGGACAGCGGCGCCATCGCCGCAGACAATCCCGAGTGGACGATCAGCAATACCATGATCGCCGACTACCCTGTGACCTACACCGTGGGCGAGCTGCAGGTGATGGAAGTCAGCTTCACCGGCGGTACTTGGGTGCGCGATATCACGCCGTAACCGATAGGCAAGGGGGAACAGCATGGCCGAGGGAACAGCGGTACAGGGAAACATCCGTTTCTCAACGGCAGACGGCGAATGGGTCGTGGACATTGCCAGCATCAAGAACACAATCGCATTCGAACGCCATTTCGACATTTCGGCCCAAGTGCTGCAAATGTCACCACGGCTCGAATATGTCGCTTTCATGGCCTGGTCTGCGGCCCGTTCTGCCGAGCTGCCTGTGGCAGACACGTTTGACGGGTTTCTCGATGAAGTCGTGGACCTCGAAGTGGTGGAAGGCGAGGGCGACCGAGACGCAAACCCTACGGCCGGGGATCAGTAAGCAGGGCGCTGGCCGTCGTGCTGGTGGAAACCGGCTTCTGGCCCCCGGGTGTAGATTTCACGATGAAAGACCTCAATACGGTCTTCGACGTAATGAAGGAGCGCGGATAGCGTGCCGGTAGGGGTTCACACCGAAGTCGTGGGCGTCAAGGAGACAATCAAGGCCCTGCGGCGAGTGGACCCCGAATTTCGCAAGGAATTCAACCGGGCAGCGAAAGCAATCGTCGCGCCGATGGTGGCCGAGGCAAAGGGCCTCTACCCCCAGCTGCCGCTTTCCGGAATGGCCCGCTCATGGACGCCCAAGGCCTATTCGATATTCCCTTGGCAGGCCTCAAAGGTCCGTTCCGGCGTGAAAGTCAAGACCAGCACGCGCCGAGACAAGAATTCCGTCTTGTACGTCAGTCAGGGCGACCCCGCCGGCATCCTGTTCGAGACTGTCACGACCGGGAACAGGCTGGGGCAGAACATTCGAGCCCGTTCTGATCGCGTCCTGTGGCCGACCGCCGACCGGCACGCACCACAGATTCAGGCCGGCGTCGCGCTCCTGGTCAAGAAGGCCGAAAAGACCGTGCAATGGATGGTTGATTAGTGGCGATCACAATCCCCATCCTCACGGATTTCAATGGGCGCGGCATTGATCGCGGCGTCAAGGAATTCCAGCAGCTCGAAGGCAAGGGCGCGAAAGCCGGCCTTGCCATCCGTAAGGCTTTCCTGCCGGCGGTCGCAGTCCTGGGCGGCATCGCGCTCATGGCCAAGCAGGGCGTGGCCGGCGTCATGGAGGACGAGGCCGCTGTCGCAAACCTCGAAGCCACGCTCAAGAGCACCGGGAACGCGGTGAACACCACCTCAAAGGGCTTCTTTGAGTTCGCCAATCAGCTTCAGGACACCACCGGGGAGAGCGCGGCGCTCATCACCCAGGGCGGCGCGATGCTGGCGACCTTCAAAAAGGTCAGGAACGAAACGGGGCAGGGAAACCGGATCTTTGATCGCGCCACGGTCGCAGCCCTTGACCTTTCTAAGAAGGGTTTCGGATCTCTCGAATCATCGAACAAGATGCTGGGCAAGGCGCTGAACGATCCCATCAAGGGCATCGCGGCGCTGGGCCGCGCCGGCGTCACGTTCACGGAAGAGCAGAAAAAGACCATCAAGAGCCTGGTTGAAACGGGCGACACGCTGGGCGCTCAAAAGATCATCCTCAAGGAAGTCGAGGATCAGGTAGGCGGCACAGCGAAGGCGATGGGCGAGACCACCCAGGGGCAGCTCGAGCGCGGGCGCCGTTCCTTCGAAGAGCTTCAAAAGACTCTGGCCATCGCCCTCATTCCCGTTATTGAGGTTGCGGCGAGCGTATTCAGAAGCCTCACCGGCTGGATGCGCGAGAATCAGGGACTGGTGAAGGTTCTCATAGGGGTGTTCGGGGGGCTTGCCGCTGCCATTGTGGCCGTCAATGCGGTGATGAAGGTGCTGGGCACGATTGGCCTACTGACAAACCCCATCGGCCTTGTGGTGGTCGGCGTTGCGGCGCTTACAGCCGGAATCATCCTGCTGTGGAAAAAGTCGGAAACCTTCCGGCGAGTGGTCGAGGGCGTATGGAACGCCATCAAGGCCGTGGTGTCCGTGGTGGTCAATTACTTCAAGGGGCCTGTGATGGCCGCATGGGACGTAATCAAGGGCGCAATCGACGCTATCAGCGCTCTGATCGAGGGCGATTTTTCCGGCGCCTGGGACGCCTTGAAGCGCGCCGCCGGCGGCGTCATTGACTGGCTCAAGAGCACTCTGCTGGCGCTGCCTCTCACCATTGTGGGGCTGGCGGTCGACATCGGCGCGGCGCTCGTAACAGGCATTGTGAATGGCGCCGCCGATCTGGCGACAAAGGTATGGGACGGAATCAAGGCTATGCCAAGTGCGCTTCTCAACCTCGTCGGGGGCTGGGCGGAAGGTCTCGCAACCATCGGTGGGCGCATCATCACCTACATCAAAAACGCGGCTACGGGGCTCGCCGCCGCCGTCTGGGAGAACATCAAGGGCATGGCAGGAGCCCTCGGGGACTTGATCGTGGGCTGGAAAGACAAGCTCATGGAGCTGGGTGGAAACGTCGTAGGCTGGATCAAGCAGGGGATCACGGCGGTTTGGGACCAAATCACCTCAAAGGCCAAGGCCGCTGTCAATGTTCTTATCGACGCCATCAACGGCATTGTGAGCGGCCTCAACACCGTGACCGGCGCAATCAACAACGTTTGGCCAGGGCCGGACATTCCTGAAATCCCGAAAATCCCAAGGCTTGCCAAGGGCGGAATCGTGACCCAACCTACGGTGGCGCTCATTGGTGAGGCTGGCCCCGAGGCGGTCATTCCGCTGAACAGGCGCGGCGCGATGGGCATGACCATCAACGTCGAGGCGGGGCTTGTCAGCACGCCGGATCAGATCGGGCAGCAGATCATCGAGGCTATCCAGCGGGCGCAGCGGCGTAGCGGCCCCGCATTCATGCCGGCATGAGCGTCCCCACCATTCAAGTGCTGGTTGGCTTTGAGCAGACCACCGGATTCGCCACGCCGTTTCAGCTCGATTCTGCGACCTACGGGCTCCTGGGCACGAGCACCCTGGGCGGGATTCAGATGGTGGACGTTACGGAAATGGTGCAAAGCATCAGCATCACCAGGGGGCGCAATCGCAACACCGAGGCATTCAACGCTGGGACGGCACAGGTCACGTTCCACGACCCCGACCGCCAGCTGGACCCTCTGAACGCAAGTTCCCCCTATTACCCCTATGTGGAGCCCCGCCAGCCCATCGAGATTTATGCCAACGGTTGCAGCATCTACCAGGGCACGATCACCGACTGGAATCTTGACTACTACTACACCGAAAACGGCAACACCCTCACCGCTGCCTGTTCGGACGCTTTCACCGTTCTGGCGCAGATGACGCTGAACGCCTGGACCCCCGTGGAGCAGACAAGCGGCGAGCGAATCGAGGCCGTGCTGTCCCTGCCGGAAGTGTCATACCAGGGCGGCAGGAACCTCGACACCGGCCAAAGCATCTTGGGTGGCACTCCCGGCGGTGGTGCCGTCTGGGACGTAGCGGAGGGCACAAACGTGCTCCAGTACCTTCAGCGGATCGAGGTATCCGAGGCCGGTTTCCTGTTCATGGACCGCTTTGGCACCCTCACATTCGTCGAGCGTTTCCGGCTGCTGAATCCTGCGGTGATGATCGAGTTCACCGATGACGGGACCGGAATTCCCTATTCCTCCCTGCTGAACCAGTTCGGCGACGAGCTTCTCTACAACTACATACATATGCAGTCCCCCGCCGGCGCTGTGCAGGATTCCCTCGACGCCGATTCCATCGCCCGCTACCAAACGCTCGACTACTCAAAGCTTGACCTGCTGAACAGCACCACCTCGGAAGTGCTGAACCTGGCTGACCGCTTTCTGGCCGTCCACAAAGATCCGTTCCTGCGCTTCACCGGCGTATCCGTGCAGCTGGCCGCGCTAGATGTCACAGATCAGGAAAACCTACTTGATGCGGAGCTCACGGACATTGCCACGGTTCAGAAGTCATTTTCGACCGGCTCACCGTCTAGCGTGACCGAAACCCTGTTGGTTTCCGGTATTGCCCACGAAATCAGGCCGGGGGATCACCGAATCCGCTTTACATTCGAGTCAATAGACACGCGAGCATTCTTTACGCTTGACAGCGCCCTCCTGGGCATTCTCGATACAAACCTTCTCGCGTTCTAGGGGGCGCACTCATGGCAAAGACCTATCCCGATATTGGCACCTTCTCACCCGGCGACATTCTCACCGCTGCCACGATGAATGAGGTGGGAACCAACTTGGATAACCAGCGCGTGCCCCCAATGTGCCTGCTGACGATTGCCAGCCTTGCCGTCACGGCGCAGGTGACTCTTGGAAATACGACTACGACGGGGACGTGGACGGAGGAAGTCGATACCGACGCAATGCACGACACGTCCACGAATCCGACGCGAATTACCGTAAATACTGCGGGCATCTACATTGTCACGGCTTCTCTATTGGGCGGCGTTGGGAGCATCAACTCCTACGCAATGATAAAGGTGAACGGGACCGCGCTGGTGCAAAGCACGTTCACGGGCAACTCCTCTTTTTTCACCCGTGGGCAAGCGGTCCTTATTCACAAGGCCGCCGTAAATGACTATTACGATTTCGATACGGCCGCATCCTCTTCCCTGACATCAGCGTTCCGTTTTAGCGCCGTCTGGCAGGGGCAGGCGTCCTAATCTCGCATGACCCCTGAGGATGCAACAGCAATCCGCCATGAGCTGCGCGAGCTGCGCGAGGGCATCGCATCACTCGAAAAGCACGCCGGCGACACCGGGACGCGCCTGGGCACAATCGAGGCACGCCTATTCGACCTCGAAATCTGGCGGGCACGTTTGCAGGGGGCGGCAGCTACATCCCGCGTGGTCTGGCTTCTCGCCGGCGGCGCGGTGACAGGTATCATCATGGAAATCGTGCGGAACACTTAGGGGGACGCATGGCTATCAGTAACGGGCAACAGACGCTTCGAAAGGCGATGAGCTACCTCGGCAGCATGGAGGGACCGCCGAACAGGTCTGGCGATCCGATCGTGGACGAATGCCAAGCCCTTTACGGGCTCGCCGGCGTCCCCTGGTGCGCCTGCTTCGTTGGATACTGCATCGCCAAGAGCGACGCAGCGGCGAAATACAAGAAGGACGCCGCGACCATCATCAATCCCTCAACAGCGGTAATGGTGGACAAAGCGCGGCGCAAGGGCTGGTATGGCGGCGTAAGCCGGAACACAAAACCCGGCGACCTGTTCATCATTGACGGTAAGCACGTCGGATTCATCAACGCGCTACTGACCGGCAACAGATTCCAAACCGTTGAGGGCAACGCAAACGACGGGGTCCGGTCCTACGTTCGCTCTTGGGCCGATGGGTGGCGGGTTATCTCGATTCCGGGCGTGGGCGCTCCCGGCCCCGCTGCCGTCGTGGATGGGTATGGGTTTGACGATACGAGAGTCAAGCTCTACGGCGGTTGGCCGACACGCGAGGCCCGCGACCTCATGCTTCGGAAGTTTGCCGCTGCCAATCCCGACCTATGGACGCAGGCGGTCAGGGTGGGCCGTCCCCAGCCGTTCGCATTCCGCGCCGGCCCGAAGGGCACCTATGGGCATTGGACGTTCGGCCCCTGGCTCCACAAGACCGGCAAGGAACAGCGCGATTCCGTGATGGAGAAGTGGGAAAAGAATCACGAAGGAATCAAGGCCCGTCCGTGGAAAAAGACCTACAAGGAAGCATGATGGCACCCGATACCCTTCCGGCAGGCACCGAAGTCATTGAGCCCCCGCCGGCAGACCCCACCGACTACGAGCCCGAGGACGGCAAGGAATGATCCCCAAGATCGGACCATCAACTATTGCCATGCTCACCGGCGCGATCGTGGTCATGGTGGCCTTCGTTGATACATGGATTGAGGGCAATCCCTCGACCACGCTGGCAGCGATTTCCGCTGCCCTGACTGCCGCGCTCGGCGCCATGCGCTCGTGGCAGGCCCTGTCCCCAAGTAAGGAGCAGGAATCATCAGACGCAAGCGATGGGAATACGCAGGACTCCTAGCGGTCCTGGCCCTGTTTATTCTCGCCGGCTCAATTGAGGCAAACGCCGCGCCATGCGAGAAACACACAGGCAAAGCACGCTCGGCGTGCGTCGTGCAGCTGAAGCGCGACAGGATGGAATGGCCCCCGAGGCCGAAGGCATGGGAGATCAAGCGCCGGGTGGGCTGGTGGTGGCGCAAAGCAGAACGCATCGCCTACTGCGAAACCGGCGGCAATTGGCAGCACTATCCTCACGGCACCTACATTGGGGGCCTAGGGATGTTCCGCCGGACCTATGGCATCGGGCAGGCCGTCACCGGCTATGGCTGGCCGCATCAGGGCGCGACGAAGGCCGAACAGATCGCCGTTGGGTACGTGGTGATGCGGAGGTTCGGCGTGCGTGCCTGGGGATGCGCGTCTGCCTAGTTTGGTATAAGGCACCAACACCGTGCGAAGGGAGATCGCATGAAGTGTCCACATTGCGGGCACCCACCCCGCCTACACGCCGGCAGGAATTCTCGTGGCACCCTTCCGGGCCTGTGCACATGCGGGCCGCCGGATCGGCCCTGCTCCTGTCCCGGTTGGGCGCATTGGCTCGAACGGGGCCGCGAATGGCAGCTGGAAATGCAGATGGAGCAGGACCGGGTAGATCGCGCATTGGGGGAGAGCCTGGGGACGCTTTACGAGCCCGACGATTGAGCCCATGAGCTGCAAGGCCGGCCACATCCTGAACTTGGATGGGTATTGCCGGCTATGCGGCGCGTGGCTCGTGGATGTAGAGGGACCCTTGTCACCGTTCCCGCGTGATGAGGAAAACGCTGAAAGGGGGAATGATGGATCAGATGAGCACCGATGAGCTCACGGACCTGCTGGAATCCACGCTGGAAAACGCATTAGAGGCATGGAAGGCCGATGCCTATGGCTGCATAGTGAAGCTGGCGACCGCCGGCAGACCGTTCACCGCCGATGATGTTCACGCGATGATGGTTGGCCGTTGGGCACCCGGCACGGTCCATCCGAACGTGATGGGCGCCGTCTTTGCCCGGGCTCGCCGCGATGGGATCATCACCACGCACAATCACTACCGGCCTAGCGTGCGGCGCGATGCTCACCGTCGCATGGTCAGGGTGTGGGAAGGGGTCTAGAAATGGCGGAGATTGTGGAATTCCCGGGACCGGGGAGTAGGGAGGAACGACGCGAGGGCCTTAGGCGGCTTCTCCGTGAATGGTGGGACCCACCTGCGGAGCTCATAGACACCCTCCCGAAGGCCGGCATCCAGCTCAAATATCTGTCCCATGTATGGGTGTCGCGTGCCTTCTCCGAGATTGACCCCGAATGGACATGGGCACCGATGAGCTACGACGACGCCGGTCAGCCGGTATTCGACCGTGACCAGCAGGGAAGGCCGGTGGGTCTATGGATCACGCTTACCCTATGCGGCACGACCATCCCCGGTTATGGGTCCGTCGAGCCGGGTAAGCATGACGCCGTAAAGGAGCTCATAGGAGACGCCCTGCGGAATGCAGGAATGAGGCGAGGCTGCGCGGGCAAGCTGTGGACGAAGGACAAGCCCAAGAGGGCGCCGGCCAAAAAGAAAGAGGCGATGCCCGATGCCGTTGCGGCTGTGGATGATCCTTCCCCGCATCACGAGAAGGCGGCAGGGAAAGAGGCTTACGATTCGCTCGTCAAGGAATACGGGGAGGAAATCGTGAATGGTGCCCTCGCCACGTTTGACGTTGCGAGGTTCAGCGAGCTCACGCCCGACAAGCTCAACCTAATCCGGGCATCCCTCCTACAGCGCGCCCGCCTGGTGGATGAGAATGGGTAGAGGCCCAGAGGCAGCATTTCAGGCGCAGGTCATCCAGCTGGCGCATACATACGGGTGGCTCGTGCAACACACCCGGCCAGCAAAGCAGGGGGACAGATGGCTCACGCCGATCGCTGGTGACGTTGGTTTCCCTGATTTAGTGCTGGTGCATCCTGACCGGGGCATTCTGTTCGTGGAGCTCAAAAGCGATACGGGCGCCGTTAGTGATCCCCAATACGAATGGGGCAGGGCAATCAGGGACGCCGGCGGGGCTTGGAAAATCTGGCGACCCAAGGACTATCCCGAAATTCAGCGACGGCTAGGACCGCGAGGGCGAGCGTGAGGACATTCGCCTACGCCGACCCACCGTACTTAGGTTGCGGCCAGAAATTGTATGCAAAGCACCACGACCGGGCGGCGGATTGGGACGATCCGCAGGAACACCGCCGGCTCATGCAATTCCTCTGCGACGAGTATCCGGACGGATGGTTGGTTGCTTTGCATTGCCCATCCTTGCCGCTTTACGTTTCGATCATGCCCGGGGACGCTCGAATTGGTGCATGGGTGAAGACATGGCATCAGATTCGTCCGACGACCACGCAATGGGCGTGGGAGCCTGTCATTTGGCGCACGGTCCATAAGGACAATAAGCGCGCCCCGATGGTGCGGGATTGGTATTCGGGCAATGCCACGCGCATGAGAGGTTTACCGGGAGCCAAACCCGACGGATACAACAGATGGGTGTTAGACCTATTGGGGTATGGGGAAGGCGACAGACTGCACGACCTGTTTCCCGGTACCGGAGGAATGCAGCGGGCAATAGATCAAGGGACGTTGCTTTGATTATCCACGCTGCTAAACCGGATAGGGATTTCACCGTGATCCCTAACCGCGTCCTGCGGGACGATGCTTTGTCCTACCGCGCTCGAGGTCTGCTGGCCTACCTGCTCAGTCAGCCCGAGGATTGGCAGATAAGTAGCAGCAGGCTCGCAATCGAAAGCGGTGAGGGCCGCGATGCAATCCGGCGTGCGCTGGATGAGCTGCGGCGTGCGGGCTACTTGGAGCTCACGAAAGAGCAGGACGCCCGAGGATTGTGGGCAAGTCACTACACCGTCACCGATACGCCTTGGTACTTCCGTCCCCGGCCTGTGGATAACCCTGTGGATAACTCACTAACCGGGGCCTGAAAAACCGACGCCGGATAATCAGTCCCTATTAGTAAGAACTATAAGACTAAGAAAAGAAAGGAAGATGGGCAGACCTCGGAAAGACCTGGCATCAAGGGGCTACCAGCAAAAGCGTGCTGCCTTCCTCGCTGAATGGGATGGGCCGTGCCATTGGTGCAGGAGGGCGAAGGCCGTCGAGGTTGACCATGTAATCCCCGTCGCTGCCGGCGTAGACCCCACCGATCAAGGCAATTGGGTAGGCAGCTGCAAGAAATGCAACGCACGCCGTGGCGCGGAACATCTGGCAAAGACAAGGGCAAACCGTGTTGCTGCACGCACGAAAGCGGTCAATAACCCGCCGGCGTTTTTTGAGCATGAAACGACGCCGACCCCGACCCCAATTTT